GGCCAGCATCGACGTGCATGCAGCAAATAAAATTAAATGGCATGCGACAAACCCCTTGAAACGAACCCGCGCCACTGCTATATAGGTCGGGCAACAAGGCGTGGCAGCAATGCTTCGCTGGACTAAAGTAGGTTGTCTCCAGGTATTGCATGACAGGGAAAGGCCGTTCTCCACTACGGGGGCGGCCTTCTCTTTTGCCGGGCGCAATCCTTTACAAATGCTAAATACTTGGCGCGCCGTGACAAGATGGTGAGTGACGTTCGTAAACCATCACCGGCCAAGCCCCTGAAATCACAGAGCAATCCTGCCTTGGTGAGAAAGGTGAGCGCTTCGCAGCCTTCCTTTATATATTATATACACCCTCTCTTTTTCTAAAAGGGTATGCTCACCTTCCTCACCTCCTCACCTTTGCCGCTAAGCCCTTGATCCGCAACACTTCCTTGGTGAGGGTTGCATAGTGATTGTCGGATGTAAACTATTATGACGGAGGAGGAACCCGGCAGAGGAACCCTATTTTAAAACACTCCCGCCCCAAATACAAGCCCTTCGCTCTCCTCACATCTAGCTTTAACTGCCCTTTGTAAACTATTTATTTTCAATACTTATCATAAATTAAGTTGACCGCCCTCGCTCCCTGTCCTACAACACTCTTGTCAACAAGACGGAACCTGACCATGACATTTCATGAAGCCTGCCGCTCTATCGTTGCCCACCAGGGCGTTCACTCTGTCCGCTACGCTATTGGCTACGCCAAGCATGACATGGGCGTCACCGACCCCCACGAGATGAAGGTGCAAGCCCTCTACATCCTGAACAACATCACCCATTGGCGCGGCGACATTGCCAAGCGGGTCCGCGAATCCCTCAAAGCAATATCGAAAGGAGCCTAACCTATGGACTTCGAACCCATCGAAGACATCGACGGTGACTTCCTCCACCTAGGTTATCGTGGCGCATCCACCTACTTTGATCCGCGATACCTTAACACTATCTCAATCGAGATCGAGATGGTATCTTGCGACAACGCACCTTGCCTTTACTTCAACGCTGACCGGCTTCGTGACCTAGCCAAGAAGCTAACCGAAGCTGCCGACTTCCTCGAAACCCAAGGAGCCTAACCCATGACCGAAGAAAATTTTATGTGGACCATGCGAATCTGCGTGGTTGCCCTGACCGTCGCCCTTATCGGTGCTGTCATCGTGACCACCGCCCTTACAATCATCGACTATGTAGGAGCCTGACAATGCTTCAGCAATCTTCGCCCTTGGTTGGCTATGAGCTAACTACAATCACGCCGCTTCGTTCGAAGCTCCTTCACCTCATGCTGACAATAGAGGTAGGGCAGGCAATCTTTTATCGGGTGCCGAAGAACACTGAGAAGCGCCTATATAGTTACATGCAAGAAGCAACAAACATATGGGGGCGTCTCAAGAAACTAAACCCTGGCAAGAAGATCATCTTCCGCCATGTTCTGGGGGAACCCAACATCATCTATATGAAGCGAGTCTACTAATGGATCAGCGCCCCTTCTACTGGTTGCCTCGCTTAAAGCGGGGCGCCCTCGGCTGGCTCTACCTGCGGTGGGGCCGCAAGTTATGGAGAATCCTCTAATGAAGAAGCGTCCGCACCGTTCCCCAGCCCATAAGCTGGACCCAATCCTGCCTCTCAAGGGGCAGATCATGAACCTGTTAGATGACATGTCACGGGACTACGCCGAACTGTCACAGTCCGGCACCCCGTTGGCGCACCGTCTAGCTCTGGCCCGCTACTCCGCCGAAGCCAAAGGTATTCTGCAAGTTATCCAAGCAAGCGAAGCATACCCAATCAAGGAGGACATTCTCTGATGGACACTATCCGAGGCGAACCCACATGGGTCAACTGGTGCAAGTCAACATGGGCAATCGAGGAGGCGATGGATGACGCCGCCACCGTAGGTGCCATGATCAACGACGACTTGCAGCACCTCATCGACGACTTGCCCGGCACCGTAGACACATGGGCCAAATACTATGAGTCCATTGCCGAACTAGAAACATTCCACCATGACATCCTCGCCCTGGTAGAACGCGCCCGCTCCATAGGCCTCCTCAAAAAGGTAAGCCTTCCTGTCCTATCCACCCCCGCCGAATAGGTATCCCTATGTATACGAAGCGTTTCCGTAACCATGAAATCTCCTTCCGTCACGACGGCCTGTTCAACGTATGGCGCTACAGCTATTGGCCTGACGCCTACCTCGACGCCGACCCGGAAGCAAATGCCCGCTACCTCAAGGGCACAGGCGGGTGGCGCGTATCGGGCTGGCAGATTGTGCATGTCGCCGACACTGCGCGCGATGCCCACAACTGGATATACAACAACGTGCCCCATGTACCCTGACACTCCAGAGGAAGTGGCCCCGCCCTACATCCCCTCCGAGCAGCCCGTGTTCGATGTCACCTTCGACTCTTATGCATGGAGCCTGCCCACCGAAGACGTTGACGAACCTACCCCTTCCACCCCAGAATAGGGAGCGGCTTCGGCCCTCCCCATTCCACGACCCCAACCGGAGATACGGACATGACCAATGAGACTGATACACCTGATGTTGTTCTTGGCGTTGCTACTTCTCCTTTAGAAACCCTGACCCGCGCCCAGGTCTTTGCTCGCGACCCCGAGCAACTGACCCATGCCCACTTGCAACAGGCCCTAGAAGAGATACGCAAGATCAACGAACGCAATCGCAAAGCCCGCGCCGATAGCGCTGCCGTCGCTGAGACTGCAACCAAGATCAAGAAGGCGAACGCCGCCAACCGCAAGAAGAAACCCGCTGTCGTCGTCGCCGCTGACATACTGGACACCAAGCTATGATCATCACCAACAAATACAATGTCTCGGAGACTTTGGTTAGGGCTGTCAAGAATGATCTCTATACCAAGGGTGATGCCAACATCTCTGTCACGGGTTTGCTTTCTCCACCACAAGCCCGTTACCTAGAGGAGAAACACTACGATGAAATTGAAGTAGACGTAACGGATAGACTGGCCGCACTAGATGGGCAAGCCATGCACTACGTTCTTGAACGCGCCTCTGAGGGACAGCCTAATCTTCTCACTGAAAAGATTATCTACACCCATTACCTAGGGTGGAAGATCAAGGGGCAGTTCGATTCCGTCACCATCAGTGAAGGGCTTCTCGAAGACTTGAAGAACTGTTCGCCCGGTAAAGTTTCTGCTGGCAAGATACCCGAGGAGTGGGTGCAACAGACCAACATCTACAAGCGCATGCTCCAAAAGGAGAAGGGCCTCGTCATTAATCGCATCAAGGTTACTGCCATCATCAAAGGTTTCAATTGGCAACTAGCAGAAACCAAAGTTGGCTACCCTCATGCGCCGAGCATCAGCCTAGACATTCCCGTCTGGGACGACGATACCATCGACGCCTTTATCGAGGAGCGCGTTCGCCTGCACCAAGCACCAGAACCCCAGCCCTGTTCTGAGAAGGACATATGGGCACGCTCCGCTAGTTGGGCGGTTATAAAGCGCGGCAACATCCGTGCCCTTCGCGTCTATGATAATCCCGACGAAGCAGCACAGCTTGCCAGCACTAACTCCGCCCTGTATGTAGAGCATAGGCCCGGTGTTGCAGTCCGCTGTTCACGCTGGTGCCATGCCGCCCCCTTCTGTCCACAGTGGGCAGTCGATCCCCGCAACAAATCAATCCCATCCATAACAGAGGAACTATTCAATGCCTAAGCTCTCTGATTCCAAGCCGTCGCCGCGCATCCTCATCTGCGGTGAACCCGCCAGCGGCAAGACGGGCGCCCTTGCCCAACTCGCTAACGCTGGCTACCGCCTGATGATCCACGACTTCGACCAGAATAGCCGCGTCATCAACTCCTACCTGACAGACAAGGCCGCCGACGTTTACATCAACACCTACGCCGCAGCCAAGATCACCGGCACCAACCTCTTCGCCGGTACCTCAAACGCAGGCAAGCAGGCACTCGACGAACTGCGCCGCTTCACCAAGATGCTCGAACACTGGAAGGTAGTGGGCGGCGAAGACCTCGGACCCTGCACTTCATGGACAGCAAAGGACGTAGTCGTCATTGACAGCGGCACCTTCCTCGGTGAACTGTTATTGCTCGCCGCCCAGGAGGACCCGGAAACCAAGCGGGATATGCGCTCCCTCTATAACGTGGCTGGCAAATACTACGGCGCCATCCTCGACCACCTGACCGGCAACAAGATGGGCGCCACCGTCATCGTGCTGACGCACCTCATGCAGACCGGCGACAAGGACGACCAGGGCAAGATCGTGGGCAAGGCCCGTGACATTCCCGTCGCAGTGGGCGAGAAGTTTTCCAAGAAGATGCAGACGTACTTCTCTGACATCTGGCATCTCGAAGTGGACCGGGTAGGCAAGCGCAACTTCAAGACGGCAGCCACCGACAAGGCCTCGCTCCGCACCAGCGTGCCCCTTCTCATCAAGTCGGTCGAAGAATACGACCTCGCTTCCATCCTTGATCGCCTTACCCAAGGAGCCTGACCATGCCAATCAGCAAAGCCATAACCACAACTAAATATATAGAACGCCCGAAGGATGGGCGGTTCGGACTCACGCTCTTGCAGGCCAGCGTAATAGACCGTAACTGTTATGCCGCTGCGCTTGCACGGAAGAGCCGTGAGATGAAGGAATTTCTTGCGACCTTACACAACAAGTCCGTCGCAAAATAAATTTCTGGGCATGCTTGACAGGGCGGTAGCCCAGATGTATATACCGTCCTGTTCCTTAGTGAACACAACCCTCATGGAGAACCCAGCCAATGGCTGACTTATTTGACACGATCATCGAAGCCACCACTGCCGACCGTCCCGCCTTCCGTCAGGCGCCCATCGGTGACTACCTCGCGGTGGTCCAGTCCGTGAAGCCGGTCAAGGCCAATTCCGGTACGCAAGGTATCGAACTGACCTTCACCCTGGTTGAAGCGATGCACGATAACGACATGACCGGCGTCGACCTTGGTAAGTGCCGCCTGCGTGATACGCAGTGGATCACTGACAAGACTATGCCGTATGTGCAAGAACGCCTCACCCGTATCGCCCCGGAAGTCAAGTCGCAAACACTGCGCGACGCACTCGACATTCTGCCGGGTAACGAAGTTGTCCTGTCCATCTCTCATGAGACGGAGCGTCGGGACGGCACGCCACTCAACACACCACAACTGAAAGTGGACCGTTACTATTCCGTTGAGTGGTACACTACCAATAAGCGCGCCGCATAAGAGCCGCTGGTAGTGCAACAGGGGGAGTAGGCTCAGGCTTGCTCCCCCTTTCTTATGGAGCTATCATGATCATCGACGCACACGCTACCGACACCACCCCCTCATACGAGGTGCGGCGCCGTGCCCTCGAAGCCCTTGCCTCCACAGGAGAACCCATGTCCGAAGTAACCTACGACGCCCTTCAGAAGCGTCTCGCTGCACTCGAAGCTGAGAACGCTAAACTAAAAGAGGCAAGCGACCTTACAAGTCTACGCCGTCAGTGGTCATTCATCATTGATGGAGAGGGCGGGAACTGCCCTTGTTGTGATCGCTGGGGTAAGATATACGCCCACCGTATTAGCGGTTCTATGGCAGCCACACTATGCTGGCTGTGCGACCGATCCCCCAATGAAGAATGGGTCAACATGCCTGAAGATGCACCTCGATGGGGACTTCGTGGCTACCAGTTTCCTACCCTCGAAAAGTGGGGCTTGCTTGAGCGCAACTACCTCACCAAAAAAGAAATGGACGAGAACGACATCAAGAACAGCGGCTTCTGGAGACCTACTGAAAGAGGACGGGCCTTCGCAAAAGGTCTGATCACAGTTCCGAAGATAGCTTTCTTGTACAACAATACCTTGGTGCGCTACAGTGACGAGCAAGTCTCCATCGAAGACTGCCTCGGCAAGAAGTTCAGTTACCTTGCCACCATGCGTATCGAAACTTCCGTCAACTCCGACGAAGAGGAATCCAATTGGTCAAGCTAATCAATGGTTGGTGGTACCTAGTTGGGGTGGGTAGCTTTCATGGCTACCCATTCCCGACCCGTGCCGATGCAGCCGAAGCCCTTCGCCACCTAGAGGAGCAAACCCCATGATGGGTTTTAGAGACATGACCTTCTGCCCCTTCAACGCAGACTGCAAGAAGTCCAGCACTTGCCCCCGTGCCCTGACGCCAGCCATCCATGACGCTGCTGCCAAGTGGTGGGGTAAACCCGGCGCACCCATCTCAGTCTACACCACCATCCCCACCTGCCACGAACCTCAAGGAGAACCCGCATGACCGACATCGTGGACCGACTGCGAGATATGTTCTTTCGGTTTGGGAAGGAAAGCCCAGACGATGCCGCCAACAGGCGGATACAAACCGCAAAGGACGCCGCCGACGAAATCGAAAAGCTGCGGGCAGCGTTGCGATCCGTAATGGTGGGAGGCAACCATCTGGCTTGCGTCATCGGTCCTAACCACCTGCTGCACACCGCTTCATACGAAGACGCGCTGAAACATTACGGTCCAGGCGATATCTATGATGTGTGGTGTTGCTGGAAAAATATCATGGAAGCCCGCGCGAAGCTGGGAGAAAAGGAATGATCTTTGAACGAGACTTTGCCACCGGCCAGCCAATCCCCATGAGTATTGGGCGCATAAGGGTAGGCGAAGGGGTGGCCCGAATTGTCATGGCAGTAGACGGGAAAATCCATCTGCTGATCCCCGAAAGCCAGCGGGCCTATGTGTGCTTCTATGAGGCTGACCATCTAGGCCACCCTCCCAAAGACGTCAAACTGGAACCAGGAGAAAAGGAATGAAGTTCGCTATGCAAGTAGCGGCAGCGTTTATGGCCCCACTGATTATGATCTGCTGGGTATATGCGCTGGCCAGAATGGCAATGCATCTATGGGAATTGACACATACACTTGCATTTTTCGCCGCCGCAGTAGTGACGATAATGCAAATACTATTTGTGTTTGCTGCGGATGCAGCCGGTCTTATCAACGAAGAACCGGGAGAAAAGGAATGAGCTATACGGAGGCACTGTCCGATATGCTGACGGCAGCCATGCTAGGCGGGGCGCTCTACGCTACCACCGCCATTGCTGCCCCGGCTCCCGTACAAGTGACCGGCTACACCCAACAGCACGCACACTGTATAGCCCGCGCCATCTACCATGAGGCCCGGTCGCAATCACCAGCGGGGCAGATCGCTGTCGCCCAGGTAGTCCTGAACAGGGCTGCATCGGGGCGCTTCCCATCTGACCCCTGTGATGTTATATACCAACGAGTAGGAGGGCGGTGTCAGTTCTCATGGGCTTGCACCCCCCTCCGCAACCAACATCCGAAGGATCAAGAAGCCTATGGCAAAGCGTTCCAAATCGCCCAAGCAAGTATTGGCGGGTTGCCCGACCTCACCGGAGGCGCCACTTACTTTCACGATACAACCATCAATGGCTGGCGACACCTCCGCCCCGTCGCCCGCATCGACAAGCACATCTTCTACCGGGAACCCTAAGACCGGCGTCTACCTCAAACTAGAAGGCACCATGCGCGAACGAGTAGCCATCAGTATTCTGCGCGACGTGGGCGACACCGCAATCTGGTGTATGCGTGAAGCACACCACGACCTCGCAGAAGGCAAGGGCTATCATCACTGGTCTGACATTGAAAGCAACATGGAAACCCTGACGGCTGTCAACGTCCTGCTTGCATACTTCGGTGCCGAAGAACTCGACCTCGCCACCCACGTAACGGAGATACCCACCTGATGTGCCGCAACACAGTGCCTTCAGCGAAACCGACTCCACCCCCTCCACCCAAAGACCCACGTCAGATGGAGCTTCCCTTTGAAGATCGCCCTAGTAATTGATTGGCCCGCGGTCGATGCGGCTCAGGGTCAGATGCTCTCGGAGTGGGAGCAGCAAGTAACCAAGGAACTGATGCAGGCTTCAGGCTTCCAGCCCACCAGCATCCACGTTGCCCACCGTGCCTACACTGCCAAGTGGCCCACGCTATTCGTCAGTGGTAAGCCCGGCACCCAGCTTACGCAACTAGCACAGGCCGACTTCGAGAAGCTGCACGCCGCCTTGGCTGGCTATGACATTGCCCTAACAATGGGGCACCACGCTATGTTCTGCCTCACTGGCGAGACAAAGCTCGACACCTACCGGGGCACCCACATCGACAGTCCCTATGTGCCCGGCCTGCAAGTGGTGCCCACCTATTCGCCTTACATCTTCGCTCGCATGGCATGGAACGAACGGCCCGTCGTGGTATCTGCCATGCGAAAGGCGCTACGCCGCTACGAGGACCGGCCGCGCACCATCCACTTACCTGAGAACGTGGCCGACCTATACGCCTTCACTACCCAGTATGTGGGTGACGAGATTGTGTTCGACGTGGAGACTAACAAGGACTGCCGCATCACGGAGTTCTCGCTGGCCACGTCGTCGGATCGCTGCCTCTATGTGCAATTGGAGGACCGTGCCTACAAATCCGTCTGGTCAGAGAAGGACGAGGCCGACATCTGGATGTGGCTTTGGTTCTTGGCTCAGCGCCCCGACCTATCATGGGGATTCCACAATGCCACTTACGACTTGACATACCTCGATGCTTATGGCATAAGACCTAAAGGCCATATCTTCGACACGATGCTTCGGCACCACGCATGGCAACCAGAATGGGAGAAGTCGCTAGGCTTTCTAGCTTCGATGCACATTCCGACAAGGGCGTGGAAGCACCTGCGAACTAAGGCCAAGAAGGACTTTAACAAGGCAGGCTCCATTGACTAGGTTAGTACACTACGAATGAATGATGATGATGCAGCGTCGCGCCGACTATGGGCAAGCGTAATTATCCAGGCTCTGATAGATGCAACATCAGAACCAAAGACTCCAACTGCGACGGTGCATAAGAGGCAGGCCCAAGCTTGGCTAACCGCTGAGTTTGGGACTACCGCTCAGAACTTCGACGAAGTATGCTTGGCTGCCGACCTTGAGCCGAGCCGCGTCAGAACATTCGTCAAGAAATACAACGGACCCCCGTTGACCCTCCACATCTTATCTCGTATGCGAGACACCTTCCTCAGAGGAGATTCCCTTGAAAGTACTGACGGACCTGAACCCGACTCCTGAAACGCAGGAGATCGTATACAACAGGCTACTTGCATTTATAATCTAAGCCTGTTATAATGGTGCCTTCCATTAGGAGGACATCATGCCCATACAAATCCCGCTTACCAATAGTGACAAATTTGCAACAGTAGACGAAGCCGATTATGATTTAGTCAAAGGCTATACATGGTGGGAACACTTCCCGGAACAATCAGATCGTCTTAGTTATGCGTATGGCGTTATGCTACCTAGAAAAAGGACAGGTGAAAAAGTAATTAAGATGCACCGTCTTGTAATGGGCGAAACAGAAAAGACTAAATTGATAGACCATATAGATGGCAACGGTCTTAATAACCGTAGAAATAATTTAGAATATATAACGACTGCTCAAAATATACAGAAAGCGGACTTCGATCCAGCCCGGAATAAACGCAAACGACACAGTAAATTTAGGGGAGTTAGCTATCTTGAATGGTACGGAAAGTACTTAGCTTATGTAAATTGCAATGGCAAAAGAGAATACCTCGGATACTTTACTACAGCAGAGGAAGCTGCTAGGGTTCGTGACGCACGAGCAAAACAACTCCATGGAAAATATGCGAGGTTAAATTATGAAGATACTGCAGATGAAGGGCTTAGAGATAACGACTGAAAATCAGGAGATTATCTATAACGCCAGCGACACGATGCAGACAATGGCCCTCAAAGAAGTATACGATGAGGGTCTTTTGCCGTCTTGGGCCAAGCACACCTACCGCTACAGCGAACTGATGCTAGGCCCGATCATGACCATGATGCGGCGTGGCGTCCAGATCGACACTGCCAAGCGCGACCAACTGGTAGCCGCCCTGCAACTCCGCATCGACCGGGTCCAAGCCCAGTTCGATCACCTGTGCGAAGAACTGTTCGGCACCACCATCAATCACAACTCGACGCCCCAACTGCACGCTCTTTTCTACAGCTTCCTCGCCATACCTGAGCAAACCAAATCCAAGAAAGGAGAAGTCAAAGTTGGGACCGACCGTGAAATCCTCGAACGCATTGCCCGTGACTACCCGCGCGGCGCCCTCTTCGCCAACCACATCCTTCGCATCCGCGACCTCGAGAAGCAGATCGAGTTCCTATCTAAGAAGCTGTCCCCCTCCAATCGCTTTCATGCTGCGTTCAATGTTGCGGGCACTGAGACGTTCCGACTTTCATCTAGTGAACATCCGTTCCGCATCGGGAGCAATCTTCAAAACATACCGAAAGAAGCACGCACCTGCTTTGTCGCAGACCCTGGCTACTTACTGTTCTATTCAGATCAACAGGGTGCGGAAGCGCGCATCGTTGCTTATCTTTCGGGAGATGAAAACTACATCGCCGCAGTTGAAGGTGGTGACTCGCATACAATGGTCGCTTCGATGGTCTTCGGTTTCGCGCCAGATAGGGAGCTTGCTGAGCGCGAATACTATCGCGGCTATTCTTACCGTGACATTACGAAGCGGGGTGCCCATGGAAGTAACTACTATGGAAAACCGTTCACTCTGGCGCAGCAGATGAAGGTGGAGACCGCCGTCGCTGAAGCCTTCCAAGCAAAGTACTTCAAGCGGTTCCCCGGCATCAGCGACTGGCACGTCTGGGTAGCCAACGAACTCCGCACCAAGGGTCATCTCGTCAGTCCCTTTGGCATACGGCGCACCTTCTGGTCCCGCCGCTGGGATGACTCCACTCTGCGTGAGGCTATTGCTTTCGTGCCGCAGCATTGCGTCGGCGTCCTCATGAACGTCGGCATCTACCGTATATGGGAGCGCTTCGAGGGCAAGCCCGGCGCCGACATACAAATCCTTCTGAATCTGCATGATGCGGTCCTCGGTCAAGTCCGCATCGAGAAGGCAGCGGAGTTGCTGCCCCAGGTTCTGGAGTGCTTACGCTTCCCCTTCCCGGTGACAGACATTAAGGGTGTCACACGTGAAGTAATTATTCCATTTGATGTGGAAGTCGGGTATAACTGGAACAAAGGTTCCAGCACAAATCCAGGCGGCCTAAAGAAGTGGAGACCAGATGGGTAAGCATGATTATCTAAGTGACCGAGCAGCCAACTACAAGCTCATGGCCGACATCAAGAACTGGTGGAGGAAGCGCGGCTACATCGTCCGCGTCTGGCTTGAGAAGGCTATCGACCCTTCTAACGGGACCGCGATCTTCGTGATCCGATCCAACATTGTTCAACCTGTACGCAACGCAAGGAACTCCTACATTGTCGACTGACAACATCGTCCCATTCCGGGCCATTGTATCTACGCTGCCCTCGGACGAACCACCTCCGCCTGCACCGCCCGCTGAGATGACCGCCGACCAAGTCGAGATGATCCGGTCCATCACAGAGTTCGTGCAGTTCCTCCTCGACAACAAGATGAACATCAAGCACTTCGTCTGCTCCGTCGCCCTGACCGATGAAGAGCATCCCGCCGACTACAACGCGGTCTACCACACCATCACCTCCTCCATCCAAGTGCGGGACTATGCCCTCGCCCTCAAGATGCTGGAGAACTCCTTCTACCAGAACTTGAACAAGGGTAACTTTTCTTGAAGCTAGGCTCGCCTGTTGTAGCTCGATACGCCGACTACGTTCCAGAGTTCCCTAAGCAGAAGCGTACGTCGGCACAACAGGCGGGCATCTCCTTTGAGCGGGCCGTGCATAAGCGGCTCGTTGCCTTGCATCCTCGCGTAGAGTTGTCTCCGTGGCTCTACTACAGGACGCCTAGGCGCAGTGGCATCTGCCAGCCCGATGCCCTCCTCTGGTTGGCAGATGACCACATCTGCATTGTCGAAATCAAACTGTCTTGGATGCGCCCTGTCCGCAAGAAACTGATGGAGTTCTACGGCCCCATCGTCCAGGCCATCCATCCCTGCGTTACACTTTCTTATTTACAGGTGTACAAAAATGCAAAAAGCTCTTCACATAAGCGTCCAATTAGTATATACAATCTTGAAGAAATACCTATGGCCAAGTACAAGGAATGTCAATGGTTGGGACTCTGAAGTTCAAACGTCTTACAGATACGGCCCGCCTTCCCACGCGAGCCACAGCGGGCGCTGCCTGCTTCGACCTCTACGCTGACGAGCGCTGCTGGCTTGACGATATGCGGACCCGCCGCACAGTACCGACCGGCATCGCCATCGAGTTGCCTCCCGGCCACGCCGCCCTAGTCTGCTCCCGGTCTGGCCTCGCCCACAAGGAAGGCATCCAAGTCCTCAACGCACCGGGCGTAATCGACGAGGACTACCGTGGCGAAATCAAAGTGATCTTGGGGCGCATGCCCTTCTCGCCGCAGTGGCCATCCGAAGACATCTTCATGATCGAGAGGGGCGACCGGATCGCTCAGCTTATGATCATCCCCATCCCCCAATTCGAAGTCGTCGAAGTGACTGACCTTTCAACAACAGAGCGCGGGGCTGGCGGCCTCGGCAGCACAGGAGTCTAACATGATCATATCCCAAATCAGCGCGACGGCCTGCATCTTATTTGCCGTGGTGGCTTTCGTGTCTTCGCAACTCATCACTTACGATTCGCCCCTGAATTGGATCGACCGCGTTGGCATGGCTGCTGCAACCTGCACTCTGCTTAGCGCGGTTGTCGCGATCCTTGCTATGATCTGGGGCCTCTAATGGACTCCAATCCCAAGACCCAATACGGGCTGGCCAAGCCGGGCATCAGCAAGGTGCCGCCCCTTCCTCTTCTTGCTATCGGTCAGGTCATGGCAGTCGGCGCTTCGAAGTACGGCCCCATGAACTGGCGCAAGGACCCGGTGTCGGCGTCCACCTATTACGATGCAGCAATGCGCCACCTGATGGCATGGTGGGATGGGCAGGACCTCGACTCTGAGACTGGCATCTCACACCTAGCCCATGCTGGTGCCAACCTCTGCATCCTGATGGATGCTGAGAGCGGGCCTTGGCTGCTAGACGACCGGCCCATCGCGGGCTTCATCAATGAGTACATCTCTGACAACACGAAGACGACCAATGGCTAAGTTCCAGCCCCGCACCGTGCTGCTGATCCCCGACACGCATGCAATGCCGGGCGACTCCTTGGAACGCTTCGACAAGCTGATGGCCCTGCTGTGCGGGCGCGACGTCAAGCTCGACCGGGTAGTTCACATTGGGGATTTGTGGGACTTCGAATCGCTATGCACCCACGACATGGCGTCGCCGACTTGGTATCAGCGGTCCCTCCAGAAGGACATCGAAGCTGGCTTCTGGGCACTCGACAAGATCGTTTCGATTGCATATGCGTGCGGGACCACAGACATAGACTTCATTGAGGGGAACCACGAAGATCGTTACAATAAGTGGATGGCCTCCGACAACCGGCTGCTGACGTCAGGCTTTCCGAAGACTGTCCACCAGCTTATGAAGACCTATCGGTCCTCAGTCAAGATCAACTTCCATAAGTTCCTGCAACCGGCCAACATCTACGGCGCTATCTTCCAGCACTACTTCGTGAGCGGCGTGATGGGCCGACCCCAGGGCGGCGAGCATCATGCCAACAACCTGCTGAAATCACAGCACTCCTCGTGCATCTGCGGCCATTCGCACCTGCTGTCCACTGCTACCCGGACTAAGGCGGACGGCTCTAAGCTGCATGCTTTGGTGGGCGGTTGCTTCGTGGACCCGGCAGGGGAGTTCGCTTATGCGAAGGCGGCCAAGAAGCTGTGGTGGAACGGAGTCCATTTGCTGCACTTCTATGCGCCGGGCGAGTTCGATGTAGAGTCCATCAGTCTTGAAAGATTGCTCTGACTATGATATGATGGGGACATGGCCAAGTCCCCCGCATGGCAACGGGCCGAAGGCAAAGACCCTAAAGGTGGTCTCAATGCTAAGGGCCGTGCCTCCTACAATCGAGCGAATCCCGGTAAGCCCGGCCTCAAGGCCCCTCAACCAGAGGGCGGCCCGCGCCGGGATAGTTTCTGTGCGCGGTCGGCAGGGCAAATGAAGATGTGGCCAAAGGCTGCTAAAAACCCTAAGAGCCGCCTTCGGCTTGCGAGAAAAGCATGGAATTGCTAACCTGCACTAAGTGTAAGACGAAGAAGGAAGCATCTAAAGTTTACTTCCCTCTCCATAATAAAAAGAGTAATGGGTTGGATAGTTGGTGCAGAACTTGCCGTGCAACATACCGATCCGATGTTAGGCGGGGCAAGTATCGGGCAATGGGCTGTGATGATGCAACACTTAAATCATTACTGAGTGCTAAAGAGTGTGCTATTTGCAATGTCGCTACGGACAAGTTAGTTGTCGATCATTGCCACAAGACAAATAAAGTACGGGGAGTTCTTTGCAGTTCATGCAACCTAGGGCTTGGTAAATTCAAAGACAGCTTAGAGTTGCTAGAAGCAGCCATGCTTTACCTTGTGGATTCTTTAGACGAACCCGAGGTCGTTGCCTACATAACTGACCATGTTGACCACAGGAATTTTTACGATGCCCCTCGCAAAAGGTAAGTCCAAGAAGACTGTCAGTAAGAACATCCAGACGCTGGTCGATGACTACCAGAAGTCCGGGCGCATCGGCACCTCTAAGCCCGCCAACAAGAAGGCTGCTGTCAAGCAAGCTGTTGCCATTGCCCTGTCGCAGGCAGGCCGCGCCAAGCCCAAGAAATTTGAAGCGGGCGGTTCCGTCAACGATCCCTACAATTATTTGGTGGCGCCGGGCGTCAGCTACGAACAGCAGTTCGCAGAAGATATGAAGGCCAAAGCAAGGGCACAAGCCAAAGAAAATTCCTCTGAGTCTTCCTCGGGGTCAGGGTCAGGGTCAGGTTCTTCTCAGAGGCAGGAGCAGCGTAGGCGCCCCGAGTTCCTGCCGCTGCCGAATCAGTCTGGTCAAGTAGAGGACCAGATGCCCAAGTTCAAGCAGACCCGCATGCAAATGAAGTTCAAACCAGACCAATTTGATGTAGCTAAGTCGCCATCTGCTCCTAGTCGCAGGCAAGAGCAGCTTCGGAAGGGCGGTAAAGTGACCGCCAAGAAGCGCCGTTAAGATGGCTGCCCCGTTGCTGGGCTTGCTGCCCTCGCTGCTTCCTATGCTGGGCGAGGTGCTGGATCGGATCATCCCCGACAAAGCGGAGGCTGCCAAGGCCCGCCTAGAGATGGAAGCCAAGCTCTTAGAGGCGGCGACCGCGCAGGCCGGGCAGCAAGCAGCTATCAATCAGGTCGAGGCCGCCAACTCCAACGTGTTTGTGTCGGGCTGGCGTCCCTTCATCGGCTGGGTTTGTGGTGCCGGTCTAGCCTGGGCATTTGTTGTGGCGCCCATTGCGTCGTGGTTGCTGGTGGTGCTGGGTGTTAGGCAGACGTTGCCGCAGTTGCAAGTTGAGTATCTTATGGAGTTGATAGTGGCACTATTGGGATTGGGTGGTCTTCGCACCTACGAGAAGTTGCGTGGGGTGGCACGGACATGACGCTGACAGAACGTGATCGCAAGCGCCTCGCCGGGGTACACCCAGATTTGGTTGCGGTCGTTGAAGGCGCCGCCGAAATTACATCCGTGGACTTCGTTGTGACGGAGGGGCTGCGGACGAAGGAACGCCAGGAGCAACTGGTTAGGGCAGGCGCATCGCGCACCCTGAAGTCAAGGCATCTGACCGGGCACGCAGTCGACTTGGCTGCCAAGGTTGGAGATGAAGTGCGGTGGGACTGGCCTCTCTACTATAAGCTGGCAGCCGCTATGCGAGATGCATCAGTAGCTTTAGGAATACCTGTGCGTTGGGGTGGGACGTGGGCCTTATTGTCTGACATTGAGAACGGAATTACAGATAAGATTCTGAGTCGTTCTTTTCCAGATGGCCCTCATTTTGAACTTCCAATTTCGACGTATCCCTAACAGACCGAATATGAGCAATGACTTTTCCTAATAACTTCATTTCTTCTACAGAAAATCTAGCTCCACGCACAATGTTACAGTCAGCGCAGGCGGTCTGTACATTTCCTCGAATGTGTGGTAAGCTGTTATCTATCCTGTCTAGACCACGGTTCAAAGATACAGTGCCACAATACACGCAAGGCCGAGAAGTAAAATCAACTATCTCTTCAACAGTAAGATCGCAAGAATCTATACGGCGATATGCTTTTTGCAACATGATTGCCCTGCCTTTGGGGGTGTGCTGCCAGCGTAAATTACGG